CTTACAGATGGCGCACACGAACAGTTTTATACTTTTCCATTAAGGTTCACAGAAAAAACAGACTTGGAAATGAGAGCGTTTTCTTCTTCAGGCTCAGTTGACTTCAATGTCTCCGCATCAATGGAATTTGTTTACATAAAAAATGATGGAGTGACATAATGGCTACTTCAGGAACAGTTGCGTTTCGACCAGATATTGAAGAGATAATCGCCGAAGCGTTTGAACGCTGTGGTATGGATTCTCAGGTATTGACCGGATACCAAGCTCTTGCAGCTCGCAGGAGTCTTAACCTTTTGTTCAGTGAATGGGCAAACAGGGGCATAAATTACTGGGCGGTACAAAATAACACATTGCCTTTGGTTAATGGGACGACAACTTACACATTACCAGTAGGAACAATCGATTTAATTGACGTAGTTGTGCGCCAAACCACCGGAGCGACTACGACTGATACTGTTGTTGAGCGGATCAGCATTGAGGAATACAACCAGTTGCCAGATAAAAGCTCTTCTGGGCTTCCGACGCAATATATGCTCAATAAACAGTACACACCGGTCATGTATTTATGGCAAGTGCCTGATAGTAGCAGTTACAGCCTCATTTATTGGTCGATTAACCAGCTCGAGGACGTAACCGCAAGTAATCAGGACGCAGATATACCTTATAGATGGTCAGATTGCATTTGTGCAGGGTTGGCAAGCAAGCTGGCGTTAAAATATCAGCCTGAAAGGTTCGCCGTATTGAATCAAGTGTACGAAAAAGCGTTTGAGTACGCTGCCGACACTGATAATGACGGTGTAACTATGAGAATCAGACCAACAGGTATGAATTTGTACTGAGATGGCTTCCGCTCGTAAAGCTAAAGGGAAAAAGTCAGTCGCTATAAGCGACATATCCGGCTTTAAAGTCCCGTATAAAGAACTCAAGACTACTTGGGAAGGCTTTCGAGTAGAACCGGAAGAGTACGATCCGAAACAGCCACAGCTAACCCCACCACGCAATGTTATCGACGCAACCGCGCTGTTTAAACCGCGTCCTGACACAGATCCTGAGAACGTAGAGATTTACATCGGTTATACATTTGACCCGTTCATCCCTATTCAACAAAGACCAGGAGTTGGAATTGGTTCTTTGGGTAGTGTTGGTTATGCTGGCAATGTCCGATATGACTACGTTTTCAATGTAACTGGGGTTTCGTCCACTGGTGCGATTGGGACTGTAACCATATCTGATAACGAAGATGTGGTGACTACAGGGGTGGCTGCAACCGGAGCAGTTGAAGGGTTTGGAATTACCGGAAACGGCAATGTGATGATCATCGCAACCGGAATCTCCGGTGTTGGAGCAGTTGGAACAACAGGTGTTGAGGTTCCGGGAACTGACGCAGTAGTCACAGGTGTAGCTGCAACTAGCGGAATTGGAACTGTAACATTCTTCATAACCACAGATGTGTTCCCTGCCGGACAATCTGCAACTGGCGCGGTAGGAACTGAAGTTCCTGAAGGCGAGATTATTGAAACAGGTGTAGCTGCAACTGGAGCAACAGGAGTTGAAGTCCCAGAATCAGAAATAACTGAAACAGGCGTAGCTGCAACAGGGGCAATCGGAACTGAAACGATTAATGCTGACGCAGTCATAAGCGTGACCGGAACATCTGCAACTGGCGATACAGGTGTTGAAGTCGGCGGAGCTGACGCAACGAATATCACCGGAGTTGCCGGAACGGGTGTGATCGGAACTGAAGATCCACAATCCAGACCAGTACCTAGCGGAGTTTACGCAACTGGAAATATTGAAGGATTCGGTGTTACTGGAAATGGTAACGTACAGATATCCGCGACTGGGGTTGTTGGAGCCACAGCAGTTGGTAATGTCGGTCTCGAGGAAGCAACTTCAATTGTTAACGAGACCAACAACACTGGATGGGGTGAGCAGAACTGGGGCGATGATGTTTGGGGTGGAACTCCAGAGATTGTTGCCTACGGAGATATTGGAACGGTTTCAATAGACATATTCGTTGGTCCTAACCCAGCCACAGGTGTATCTTCAACAGTTAATTTGGGAACCCAGTCTGAGGAAGATGAAATAACCGAAACAGGGTTAGCTGCAACGGGTAACATTGGAACTTCCTCATTGTTTGTAACGACAGACATCTTCCCAAGTGGAGTGGCTGCGACTGGGGCGATAGGATCAGAACAAGCATACGTTGATCCAGCATGGGGTCAGGGTACTTGGAGTGAAGGAGATTGGGGTGAATAAATGAATTACACGACTTTGGTAGCCAACATACAAAACTTTACGGAAGATGATTCCACAGAGCTCGAGGCATCGATCCCTCAGATCATTGCTCAAGCCGAGGAGATGATTTTTCAAAGATTGCCTAATTTGCCTTGTTTCCGTAAGACCTCGACTGCTTCGATGGTGGCTGGGACAGCGGATTACACATTGGCATCGGCTAGGATGATCAGACAGTTCTCCATAACTAATTCAGGCAATGTGAGCTACTTGGATCATAGGATAGACTCATATTTAAGGGATTATTGGCCTAATTCTTCAACACAAGGCACACCGATAATGTACAGCACCAAGACCGCCAGCACTTCTGGTATAACGGTTACGGTGGCTCCAACGCCAGACAGCACATATTCGTACACAATTGATTATATAGCACCAGAAACGGGACTTTCTTCAGGAAACCCGAACACTTGGATCAGCGATAATGCTGAAGTTGTGTTGCTTTCTGCAAGTTTATATGAAACTTCTGCTTTTCTTAAAGCCGCAGAAACATTAAACTTGTACAAGGCACAGTTCGATGAGGCTATTCAATTGTTCCAGCAGGAAATGAGTCGAAACTACAACGCAGAATACAACGGAGGTATTTAATCATGGCTATCACTCAAGCAATGTGTACCAGCTTCAAAGAAGATTTACTTCAAAAAGAGCAGGACATGGACACAGATACAATTAAAATCGCGCTTTACACTTCAGCAGCTACGCTCGATGCGACCACAACCGCATACACCACAAGTAATGAGGTCAGCGGAACGGGTTATACGGCTGGTGGCGTAACGCTCACAGGTGCAACAATCGGCACAAGCAGCACAACCGCTTATGTGGATTTCAACGATCCAGAGTGGACAGGTGCATCTTTCACAGCTCGCGGAGCTTTAATTTATAACAGCACAGCTTCAAACCAATCAGTTGCGGTTCTGGATTTTGGCGGTGACTTCACTGTTTCTTCCGGTACTTTTAGAATTGTGTTTCCAGCTGCTGGTGCAACCGCTATCATTAGATTAGATTAAGGGGTAAATAAATGCCTAGTTCATACGTTAATAATCTCCGATTGGAGGAGATGGCCACCGGAGAAAAATCCGGAACTTGGGGGACCATAACCAACACCAATCTTGAGCTGATTGGCGAAGCATTGGGCTATGGCACTGAGGCGATAGCCACAGATGCGGACACAACCATCACGATGCAAGATGCAACGGCTGATGGAGTCCGCGCTCTTTATCTTAAAATCACTTCTGGTGTAAGTCTGACCGCGACCAGAACTGTTACGCTTGCTCCGAACACCGTCAGCAAGGTTTGGATTGTTGAAAACGCCACCACTGGTAGCCAATCAATATCCATATCTCAAGGCAGTGGTGCGAATGTGACTGTTCCCAATGGTGCAGTTAAAATTATTTACACCGATGGTGCTGGGGCTGGCGCAGCTGTGACCGATGCATTGGTTGATCTTGACCTTGCGTCTTTCAGCATTGCCGGAACTGCGGTAACTTCCACAGCAGCAGAACTTAACATCCTAGATGGCGTAACCGCTTCAACCGCAGAACTTAACTACAACGACATCACCACGCTTGGTCAAGTTGAGGCATCCAAGACTGTAACTGCTGACGCAAGCGCGAATGTTACTTGGGGCGATAACGAGAAAGCACTATTCGGAACAGGTAGTGACTTACAGATTTATCACGATGGATCTAATAGTTACGTTAAAGACAATGGCACAGGACAATTAATTCTT